CGCGGACTTCGGCATTCATCTGGTCGACGTAGTCCTGGCCCGCGTCGAGCGAGTAGGTGAATACTTTCCGAGAGCGGAGGCCGTGCAGGAGGTCTTTGCCGGCGAGGTTCGACCACACGATCAGGACGGCCCGCGCCTGAAGACCGGGCACCATGATGGCCTGTTTGTCGGAGTAGAAGCGGCGGGTGGTCTTACCGTCCTTAGTCGTGACCGAGAAGTCTTCGTTGCCCGACCCCTTCGCACACTTCCAGCCGCGGGCCGCGGTCTGCCGATAGACGTCAGTAGCCTGGTCACCCGAGTCGACCATGACCATGGCCTGATGCACGCCGTGCTTTTTGACGAAGGCCTCGAGGTCGTTCCATGTGTCAATTTTCGCGAAGGCCTTGAGGCGGCTGTGCCCGGTGCGACTCCACCGGCGGATGGCACAATAAAAGAAACCTCGCTGCACGTCGATGCCGGCCGTGCGGAAAGGGAAGGAGCCTTCGGGCGCTCCCTCGCGGTCGACGACGCGGCCCTTCGGGGTGATGACTGACTCCCCTTCCCAGTCGTCGGTCATGTTGTAGTTCGCGGCCTGGGCGATGTTCACGATCTCCCCGCCCTCTTCCGCCCATGGCAGGGCCAGACGCTTCTGCTTGAACTGCCGGCGGGCCTCCTCGTCGCCGTAGATGTCAGCGGCCTCCTTCGCCTTGATCATCATTACGGCCAGCTCGCCCCAGCTCATCGTCGCAAGGCTGTTCCAATGTAGGCCGATATGCCCGGAGTTAGCGGCCGAGGCCGTAGCGACAAAGGCCCCGCGTCGGTTCGCCTCGAGGCGCGTGGCGTTGTTGTCGGGCAGTCGCTCCTGGCATGAGGCGCATTCGTACGTCGTGCCGGTGCTGACCTTCTGCAAATCCCATGTGCCGGTCTGCTTTGCCTCGTCAGGGAACCTGACCTGTTCCCAGACCCATGGCTGGAGCGTGTCACATCGGACACACCGAAAGTTCCAGTCACGTTGATCGGTGGACTCGTGCAGCTGATGGAACTCCTGCCCAGCCCGTCCGCCCTGGGACATGAAGATGCGTTTGCCCATCCAGCCGAAGGCCGTGACGCGCGCGCTCAGTTCGGCCAAGTGTCCGGGCGGCGCCATCCAGCATTCGTCTGCAATTGTATATCGAAGCGACAGGCGCTGGAGGTTGGATTCATTCCACAGGCCGCGACAGTAAAGCGTCATGCGGTCGAAGTCCGTCGTCGTCGAGCGATCCATGTCGTCGACGGAGATGCGGGCCTTCACCGGCGGGCAGTTGTTCCAGACTGGCCGCATGTAGCGAAGGGCGAAGTCCTTAGATTCCGCATCCGTGCTTTGAAAAACACAGGTAGGGCCGGGAGCGTTCGCGACGATGTGGCAAGTAAACAGGCGGGCGAAGAGGGACTTGCCCGACTGGATGCTGGCGAGCACGGTGAGCATCCGCGTCTCAGGGTCGGCCGCGATGCGTAGGGCCTCCGCGATCCACGGCGTGCGCTCGGAGCGGAACGGCCCGGGCATTGGCGAGTCAGGGATGGCGAGCACGTTCTCCTCCAGCCACTCGACCACGTCGCCGGAGTCGGACGGCTTGAGCACGTCACGGCCTACGCGGAGAAGGTCAGTCTTATTCATAAAGCCCCGCCTCCTTCAGGAGACGATACAGCTCGTCGGACAACTCCGACCACTTCCTCGGCTTGCGCCTGAACGGACGCGACGGCTTCGGCATCGGCTTGCGCCTGGGCTTGGGCTTACGCTTCGTCATTGGCGGAGAGGTCGGCCTTCGTCTTGCGTACCCAAGTCTCGAGCGCCTTCACGGCCTTCGCCGGGTTCTCGGGGTTGCACCCTTCGGCCACGTCGAGGGCCAGCTTGTCGAGGCGGTTGACGACCTCGCCCATCAGTTGACGCATAGCCTCCGTCGCTTCCTTCGCGGCGATGTAGTCCTTAGCCAGGATGAGCCGACGCTCCTGCTCTTCCTCGAGGGCGACGAGCGTCTTCAGAGATTGGTTGTATGCGGTTTGATACTTCCCCTGGTTAGGATCTCCGCCCTCCATCGACGCAAGCCACACGCCGCGGGCCCGACCGACGAGCGCCCGGTGCTCGCTGATCGTGTCGGCGAGCGTGCCGTCGTCGAGCTGCGCCGGCGCGGCCTTCGGCGCCTTCGCCTTGCGCTGCTCCTCGCGTTGAGCCCGCCATGCCAGGGCGGCTTCGATGCTGTCCGTGGGAAGGCCTTCGCGTTTGAGCACGCTCACGCGCTGCGGCGTGATGTTCAACGCCGTGCCGATCTCGAGGTTGCTGAGTTTACGCGTCATGGCCGAGTGCTGGAGTTCCCCCGTTTGCTGTTTTGGTCAAAACCTTCTTTTCCCCTCGTAAAAAAGAGGGGCAGGTGTCGTCCAACGCGGCGGAAAACCGCCCAAAAGAGATTCCTTAGGGGGGTTGGCGGACGTGCCGACGCGGATACGATTGAACGCTTTCATATGTAAACGAGGGTCAATCATATGTTATGAGCGTATATGAGGGGAGGTAAACGTCACGCGCATCTTATCCCGCTTGGAGTTGCAATGAGGGAACAAGCCGTGGGCGTCGGAGTTGACGGACAACTGGATGGCCCGGGCTCGCTTGCGCATGGCCTCATGCGACTTGCCATACATCCGTGCGATCATACGCGAGGACATACAGCCAGGAAGACTGAGCGCCCATCTGATGAGCTCGACGTGCCGGCGGAAGGCGAACGAGTCCGACATGGCCAGGGCGTCGATGAAGGCCTTGAGCATCACGGCCACGAGATCGCGGGAGATGAAGGCGTCGACCTCGACGTGCTCATCCGTGCCGGTGTTCATCCATGCCGTGTGTTCGTCCTTCACCTTGAAGACGTGCCGAGACTGCACCATCTCGCGGTAAGGCAGCACGCCGGAGTTGCGCATTTTCTCCTGCACCTTCTTCGGCTGAGAGAAAAACCATGCATCGAAAGACCGTGCCTCTTCCGCCGGAGCGGTCAGGTCATTCAGTCGGGCCTTGGTCATTCATCTCGGACGGTGCTGAAGGTTTTGACGGGGGCAATGTGCAAAGGTTGTGCCAGGTGTTAGTCCTGGGGACGTAGTCGATGAGGCCGAGGAGGCGGAGCCGGCGGATCAGGGAGTCACGGCGCTTGCGTCGCTTCTTGCCCTTTCGGGTATAGGGGATGTCCAGGAGCAGGGCGTCGAGCTGCGCGGGGGTCAGGGTTGCCGGCCAATCTCTGACGGTCTCGAGGAGGTAGGTCTTCGCCCCGTCTCTGATCTCAGTGGCCCGGGCGGTGGCCTTGACCCGACCCTTCTCCATGACCTGTCTTTTGTTTTTCCAGAGCCAGCGGCGGCGCTTGGAGATCTCGCGGCGGACTGAGAGGTAGGCCAGTTGCTTGGCGGAGAGTTTCCTGGGCATGTGCGTAGACTCGGGAGGCTTGCGGCCTGAATATTATTTATCTTCCCCCGTCGCGCCAGCAGAGGGGGTAGAAGTATAAATAACTACCCCTGCGGTAGACGGACTTGCATACCCTAGCGACGAGGTCATGATTAGGCGGAAAGAGGGGGGCTTAAGGGGGTGAAGGGTAGGAGACCCCTCAGACGTAGTCAGGACGGCTCCTAGGCCCCTTGGCGGGGCTGGAATCGGTACGCTGGGGGGCGGGGTCGGAGCCAGCGGTCGGGGCGTATTCCCAGCGGAGCACCTTGGCCTCGGGGGAGTGTTGAAGGTAGACGAAGCCGGACTTCGCCCAGTTGCCGTCCATGTCCTGAAGGCCGCAGCGGGAGGCGCGCTTGGAGAAGCCGAACTTGTACCGGGCGGGCTCGCCTTTGGTACGGTACAAAAACCCGGCGTCTCTTGAATAGTTTACCCACTCCGCGGATCCTGCACCGAGGTATGCGAGCTGAGACGGCGTCATCGTGTCCAGGTCGTCGGCCGACTTCGGCTTGGTCGTGTGGTGCATGTAGATCATGGCGCACTTGGTTCGCTTGAGGACAGGGTCGACTTGCGTGCGTAGCCAGTCGGTGGTCAGGGACTGGTCGGCGATGTCGAAGCCGGCGTAGGCGAGCAGTGGGTCAATCCAGACGACCTCGGCGCCGTGCTTGACGATGAGGTTCTCGAGGAAGGCCGGGAAGGCCGTGCCGATGTGCTTCGTGTCGCGGACGATGGCGATGTTCTGCTTGAGCCTGGTCTTCTCGCTCTCGGTCATCTTGCACGTCGAGCCCTGCCAAGCCTCGGCGATGTCGCCGCCGTCGTTCTCAGCTTGGAGGATGAGCGTCCTGAGCGGGCGGACGGGAGTCAGGCCGAAGGTCGATTGCCCCAAAGCCCACGAGGTCGCGATCTGCATCATCAGGGAGGACTTGCCGGTGCCGGAGAAGCCGACGATTGAAACCGCGTAACCTTGGCACAGCCAGCGGCGGGCCTTGCCGACGAGCACGGTCGGGTCGTCGAGCGGGTTGAAGGCGTCGAGGGCGTCGAGGTCGAACCATTCGCCGGTGTCCTTCTCGCGCTTGGTGGCCTTGCGCTGCTCGGATAGGCGGGCATAATGCTCGAGGAGGGTATCCGGGTCGGTGGCGTTAGCCGCGGCGTCTGCGGCCTGACGGAGCAGGGCGGCGCTTGTGATCAGGTCGACGTGCTCGGGGCGGTAAGCGTTCGTTCCCGCGTCGGTGACAATTAGCGAGACCGTGCCGGCTTCGACCGGCGACTTCATCTCGCGCAGCTTCTGGGTGACGGTCAGTTCGTCGGCAGGGATGCCGTCAACGCCTAGGGAGAGCACGGCCCCCACGATGTCCTGATGCGTAGGGTCGAAGAAGTCGGAGGCCTTGAGGTCTGGCGGGAAGGGGAGGGCATCGCGAAGGAGGACGCCGATGAGATGGCGTTCCGCGGCGACGTTATTCGGCGGGATCATAAGAAGAGAGGAGGGGAGGGATGGGGGCGTGGATGCCCTGCGTCAAATGTTTTAACGACAGACCCGGTCGAGGTCGGACTTGCGGTAGTAGGGGACGCTCCGCGGGTTGCGGAGGATGCGGACAGGGAGGGCCATGCCGTCGATACGGTATTGCACGCCGCGGACGGTGCGCCGGTGCTTGTGGGCATACTCGGAGAGGGTGACCCATCCCTTGGGGGCCTTGAACTTCTCGAGGGCTTCAGCTGCGTCCTTGGCGGCGGCCCAAGACTTGAACCTGGGCGACAGGCGATAGATGAAGCGGCCTCGGCGGACGGTCTTCTGTTCGGCGTAGCCTGCCTTGACGATGCGGGCGAGAGGCAGGGCGACTCCGGCTCGGGTGTTGTAGCCTAGGAGGCGGACGACCTCGATGGTCTTGTGCCAGCCTTCGGGCGTGTCTCCTGCGTTGATCGCGGCGACGAGGGCGTGGGCGTCGAAGCGCTTCATCGGGCCTTCGGGGTGAAGACCTTGAGGTCAGTTGTCCAGACCCAGCGGGAGCCGACGCGGTGGACGAGCCAGACCTTCCAGTCCTTGCCATCCACCCACCCGGCCGCAAATCCTGACCCCCACCGGCTTGTCGCCAGTCTGTGTGACGCGTAGGCCATGGCGTCTTTCTGGCAGAGACAGCCGGCGGAAAAAGCGGCGCCGCCCTCGGCCTTAGTCAAGTTAACCTGGGCGAGCGTGTGCGTGTGGCCGTGGATCAGAGCGCCTCCGCGGTCGGCGTAATGCTTACCCTGCTCGGCGGTGGCGTTTAGGCCGTGAGCGTAGCCATGGATGAAGGCGACTTGGCCTAGGCGATAGACGCCCTTCTCGGCGTGGTAGGGGAGGATGGTCTTAACTCCGCAGCTCTTCGCGGCGGTCTTTATCCGGGCCTCGAGGTCGGCGCAGTAGTCACGCACCAGGGCGGAGCCGGAGGTGTTCTGGAGGGCTTGGGCGCGGTGCTCGTGATTGCCCATCAGGTAGACGGTGGGCTTGGTGCGCTCGAGGAAGGCTTCACCGGCCTCGATGTCGGAGATGAGGGACTCGGCGCCTTCGGCATCCTGTCCAGCCCCACGGCGGAGCGATCGGAAGTCGAAGCAGTCGCCGAGGTGGACGCGCACGGTCGGCTTGTAGTCCTTGATGAACTCGACCAGGGCCTCGACGGCGTTCTCGTCAGCCATGTCGCCGTGGTTATCACCGAAGGCGACGAAGCGGGTGGGCGTGCTCATTGGTTTAAATGGGGAATGGGTTTGCCGGCGTCGTAGGCCGCGAGCATCTCGTCGCGGTTCTTGCGGGCGGTCTCGAGGTCTTTGCCTAGGTTGTGCACGATGTTCGTCTTCCGCCGGCGGATGCGCAGCCACCAGCAGTCGCCGAGCTTCTGGAGGTGGTGATTCGGGTTGTCGGTCTTGATGTAGGCGGGCTGGTCTTTTCGCCCGGTGCGGGTATACTTCGGGCAAGCGAGCAGGAAGGCGATGCGCTCGTCGGTCAGGCCTGAGCGTCTTGCCCAGGCTATGCGCTCATCCATGCTCAGGTCGTCATTCATTACTAGAGCCTCCATGTCTTCGCGATATAGCGGCCCTCCATGAGGATCGTGTTCCGCGAGTTAGGGGCGAAGGTCAGCTCGAGGTCGAAGGCGTGCTTCTCGCGGATCTCGAGGATGCTGTCCATCTCCTCCTGGTTGGCGGGGCCGATGCCGGCGGTGGCGACGTAGACGGTGCGCACCTTCCAGCCGAGGTCGATGAGCACGTCCTGACAGACGGAGACCTCGTTCGCGTAGCGCAGATCACTGCATACGACAGTCTCGGGGGCAAGTTCACCGGGCGCCATCTGGATCGGGCAGAAGTTGGCTAGGTTCTTGGCGAAGATGTCGACGTCCAGGGAGCGGGCGAGGCGTCCGCCGGCCACGAGGAAATCCCGATGTAGGGTCTTGAAGCGGTCGTCGTGGAAGTTTCCCTCTAGGTTGAGGGACATGAGGAAGTCATTCCCAGCGTCCTTCAGGTAGTCGGCGAAGTTCGTCTTGCGGGACGGACGGGTCGACCATTCGAGGATTCCCGAGGCGAGGGTGTCCTTCCCCGCCCTTGCGAAGCCGGAGATCAGGACAAGGGTCGGGGCGGACATGGTGGTCATGCGGCGGCGGAGGCCTTGCGCATGGCTTTTGCGATTCGGGAGGCGATGCGGGTCTGGCGGCCGGAGATGCCGAGCTTACGACGCACGCGGCGGAGGTTAAGGTCGGGCGCCTTGAGCAGCGCGTCGACCAGGGCCTCGCGGATCTTGGCGAGGTTGTTCATCAGAAGGGAGGATTATCGGGGAGAGGCTCGGAGACGGTCGGCTTCTGACTGCCCTTAGGGTAGGTCAGCTTGTACTTGTATTGAGGCTTGCCGTTGTACTCGCCGGACGGCTCGGCCTCGACGCCGAGGAGGCACGTCTTGCCACAGGCCGGGGTGATGTATTCCATGAACTCGGCGGGGGTGGCATCTAGGCGCAGCTCCTGAGTGAACGTCCCGCTGTATTTCCCGACGAGCATCGCGAGGGGCTTGCCCCACTTCGAGGAGAAGGACTTGCTCAGGCAGTTGCCCTGGTCGTCGAGGAAGAAGAGGCGGCAGGAGACGGTGCCGTCTTCCCACTGCCTGATCTTGTCGAAGGCGGGCTTGATGAGTTTGAGTTTATACGTCCCCGCGGTCTCGATGGACTTCAGGGGCTTGCGGTCATTGTTGGGTTCCATGTTAGGCGAAGTTAATGGGGGCGGCGGTGGTCGTGCTCTTGATGTCGATGACCTGAATCTCCTCGGTGTAGGCGGGCCAGACGCCGGAGGCCGTGCATTCCTTATACAGGGTCACGGCTTTCTCGAAGTCGGCGATGGCCCAGGACATGAGCTCGGGGCCGACCTCACAAATCGCACAGGCGAAGGGCGGCTCTTTCTCGATGAAGAGAAAGCGGAAACCGAGGGGGCGTTTGCCCGTAGCGAGCTCGTAGACGAGGCGGTACCAGTAGGCCTGGAGGTTGTAGCGGTAATTCCTGATAGCCTTGAGCATGCCCGCAGCTGACGCGTCGTCGGTGGTCTTGATGTCCCAGAGGTAGTCACCGGCCACGCCGTCGATGGCGGCCTTGAGCGGGACGCCGTTATAGTCGACGTGATACATGACCTCGGTCGCGTCGAACTCCACGCCGAGGCGCTTGAGGGCGAAGCGGGCGGACGAGGCGACGAGATGCCCGAGGGCGGACTCCTCATAGTCGAGGATGGTCTTGCCTACGTTGGCGGTCTGGAAGGCGGCCCAAGTCTCCTTGCCTTCCTTGGTGCGTCGGTCGACCTCCGGGGCGGTAGCGTAGAGGTCGTTCAGCGTGTGAGGCTCGAGGATCGCGGAGTGAACGAAGGTTCCGAAGCGCATGGCCTTCGTCTCTTCGTGCGGGCTGTTGATGTAGGCCTGGTAGTGAGCCGGTGAGCCCTCGAGGAACTTCTTCGCGGCGGACTGGTTCAGCGCCGGGAAGGCGCGGTATTCTTT